GATAATTTTACAATTATTTTTGATAAATTAAGAGGACTTTTAGATAATTTTCCTTATCTACAAGGACCCTTTGCTGTATTACGAACAATAGTCATGAAGGTTTACGTACCTTTATTGGGAGTAAAAACTAATATTGGTTTAAATGAAGGTAAGGGATGTGGTCCAGGATGTGAAGCTGGTATAAAAGAAGGAATGTCTTTAAAAGTTCAAGCATCTGAAAAGGCAGTAAAAGAGGAAATGGACAAATTATCCGAAAAAATGAATGCTTTAACAGCTAGTATGAAACCGGTTTCGACTAGTGCTCAAATTCATGCTCATAATGAAATTCATTTTTATGGTAATCCGACAGCAAAACCTCCAGCGGTTAAACCTTATGTAGAATCCGGACCCCACCATTCCTTGCCTATGAATTTAAGGCCTGCTTCAACTCTTAAAAACAAATTAAGAGTCTCTACAGAAGGCAATTGTAAGGTAGTAATGTATCATCCTGCTCCTCAACCTCCATACGGAAATTTGATGATACAGGTTCAAAATAATTTAAAAATTACATCAGGTAATAATGGTACAGAAATATTATCTCTTGGAGAAATAGCTATCAAAGGCGGGTCTGTGCATATTAATGGATCTGAAGGAGAAGTATCGCTTACTTCTAAAAATCTTACAACTATTGGTGGAGGAAATGTTTTAATTGCAGCAGACAATAAAGGTGGTGATACTGGTGTTTGTATAGATTCTAAACACACTTACGTAAGGGGATCTTTTAATGTTAATGGAGACTCTGCTATGTTAGGTTCTTTAACTATAGATGGAGCTTTGTCAGTGCCTTATATTAATTGTCCTACTATGGCAGCACCTGTTACTTTAAATGGATCTTCTAAATTCTGTACCCATGGTGCAGCCTGGGAAGTAGAAGGCCTTGGATTAAAAAGTGAAAATTTCTCTCTAGATTTAGTTACAAAATATCTTTTTCAACCAACTCTGATAATGACTAAATCCGGTATAACAGATATAATCACAGAAGCATATAATTTAATATTATTAGCTCTTACTATAGAAATAATCCCTACTGGAATTTATTTAGGATTTTGCGCAAATGCTGCTGGTCCTGGTGTTAGCTGGGGGTGGATGTTTAATTTTACTCACGCTCATGGTCTTCCAGTTAGTGATCATACCCACGAAGCACCAGTGCCTAAGGGAAGTTATTACAAAACTTTAGCAGGAGCTGGAGCACAAAGAGTTGCTGGAAATCCTGCTCCAACACCAGCTCCGACTTCTGGATGCTGGCCTTCACCTCACCCAAGAGCATTAGGTGGTGGTTGCGGTGGCGGTGGATTGTATTCCAAAGTTCGCAACCAGAAATATGGAATTGATAGTGAAGATGCTTTAAATGGTGGAAACTTTGTTACTGCTACACCGGTAAGAAATCCAGATGGTTCATTAATTCCTACACCAGACTTAACTTATAGAGTCGTTAATGATAATGGCGCAGATGCCATTATTGATAAAAATACCGGCAAGGTTATTGGTAGAGTTCCTGTAGAAAACTGTGTTACCGACTAAACATCAAATATCAAAGGTTGTTGTTTAATAGAAAGCATAAAATTATTCATATCACCTCTTGATACAATGTCATTATCAAATTGTAATACGTTTAATTCTAAATTTAAACCTTTAGCAATATTATCCTTTTGATCGTAATAATATTTTAAATAAACATAGTCTTTATTAGCAGCTGTGGCTTGAACATAAAAGGTATTAATTTCTTTCATGTCGCATAATTTTACAAACCAATTTTGATTTATATAATTTGTTTTGATATAATTGATAAAACTATCAGCTTGTAATTTCACAGAATTCTGATAATCTTTATTTACAAAATCTACAACTTCTTGTGGCTTAAGGATATTAACATTTATTGCTCCGTTATTTGTTTGTGCTGTTACAGTATTTGCAACTTGCATACAATTGGGCGAAGCTTTAATAATAGGATTGCCATCAGAATCACAAATATATTCATTTATTATTTGACAACCCCCAGCTTCTACAACTTCTGTATAAGCATTAATTCTAGGTAAAAATTCATCATAAGCACTCTTTAATGCTTTACCTAAAGAATGTCTTTGATCGCCACTATTAGCAAATAAAGAAGGATCTAAAGGGTATTCTGGAATAACAACTTCTTCGTTTCTTACCCATCCATCCCAATTGTCGTCACCAGCAGCAGCGGCTACATCATTTATAAACTGCTTTGCATTAAAATTAAGACGATCTCCGGTTACACTCGGCCAACTTGTTGATAAACCCATATATTTAATTAGTCTAAAAAGTTATTTTGCTGTTGTTGAATAAAAAGATTTTTTAAAAATTCCATTATAGCATCTTTGTCTCTATGACTATTGAAATGCTGTATGACAACTCTTTCTCCATCTACGTTATATCCCATTATCATGAAGGTATCGAGATATTCGGTAATAATACCTTTTAAAACTGTTAAGTCTCTAATAGATACTTTGGTATCAAAATCCTTTTCTTTAGACCATTTATCTAAACCTTTTTCTAATTCAGCATTATTAATTGCTGCAAAAAGATTATTTTTAATTTCTTCTAAAGATTTGGGTTCTTTAGTTTTTAACGAGATAGAAGAAAGAGAAGGAACCATCTCTAAGGACAGTTCCTTCTTTTTTATCTTTTTGCCTTTTTTATCAGGCTCCTGCATAAGTCGAAGACTTATTAGTAATACCAAACTTATTCAGGTACTCAATAATGACCTCGATAGAACTAGTCTTGATCTTGAAACGTTCTGGAATAAACTGTCCTCCATCGTGCATTTCAAAGTACTCTTCACCCATATCATTATGATTGTTGTAACAAGTAATGAAGATAGATGCTACCTGCGGATCAACAATAACAGTCCAAGAACGAGGATCTTGAAAACCAAATTCGCTAAAAAGCTTATCGGCTACATATCCACTATCTCTCAGTCTCTTAATGAAGTAACTGCATGTTGTTATTTTATTCTTTGCCATATGTTTTATTTTTACTTAATGTGTTGTGTTTATTTTACTAGAGCTGAAACAATGTATTTCAATTCTACATCATCATCTTCCTTATTTTGAAAGATGAAAACTTTATACTGATTATTAATCTTTACTTTAATGTCAGTCTTGCAAGAAGCTAAATTCTTAAATACTTCTGTATTCACTGGAAGAGCTTCCGTAATGGCTTCTCCTTCCAAAGAATTAGCTACAAGCAAAGTCATATTGTCTACGTTCTGCAACGTACGATCATTAATTTCAGCGTATATCTTACCGTCCTTTGAGTAAAAATAGATCTTAGTAAGATCTGAGGCAAAGGCATAACCTGCCATGATTTGTCTTATTTTACTGGTGGTTAAAATAAATTCTGTATCAAATTTAAGCTGAACAATTTTTTCAAGATTGACTGGAGTCTCTCTAATAACACTATCATCAACCAGATGATATTTGAAAAATGTCTTTTCATTATCAGAAGATTTAACTTCGCATTTAATATTATTAATATTATATTCAATAGAAAATTCTCCATCATCTCCGAGACATTCTAATCCAGACAATAATTTTTTAATACTAATAAGATTTAACCTTACAGACTCTTTTAATTCAAAAGGCAAATTAGCTTTAGCATAAAGAATAACTGTCTTATCTGCTGAAGAGCAAATAGAGTATAGATTATTCTTATCCGCTTTAAGGACACAGCTTTCTGTGAGTCTATTGACTGGTTTAAGTATCTTCTCTAAGAAACTCTTAGGAAGAGGAATATGAATATCTGACACTTAATTAGTCTTGTTGATTGTTTCTATTCTTTTCATTGAAGGTATTAAATACCTTCCCAAGCATACCAGACATTTTAGTGAGAGTAGCATTGACTCTTTCTAATTGAGATCTGATAGCAATAATATCTTCTTTAGATACATTAATTGCTTCAGGCTGTGTTATCTGTTGAACAACAACCTGAGGTGCAACATTTGTTGGAGGTGAAAATAAAGCATCATGTTCTGATGGATCTGGTACTTCTGCAAGTGCTTGTCTTTCTGCGTCCTGAATAGCCTTCATCATGGCCGGGGACACTGGCGTCCCCGGCCCGGACGATACTACTTGCTTACCCATAATAGGAGCAACAAACTTTTGCATATCAATCTTATTGGCCTGATTACTGCTTCTTTCAACAGTCATACTATCAACACCGTGGAGGTGTGATCCGACCATTCTGGCTAACATTGCTGCTTCTAAAGCTTGTTGCTGTGAATTCATATTATCTTAAATCCCTACCGGCATGAGTAACTGAGACTGCAATTGAAGAGTGAATAGACTCAAGGTGATTAACAATCACAAGGTAATCCTTAATACGACCATCAAGATCCTTATCCAACTCAACTGCAACCTTACGAACCATATCTTCAACGAAGACTGGATTCTCATACATAAGCTCTGTCTGATAAGCTTCATCAACACGCTTAAGTGCATTAACAATAGGTGCTGAACAACTACGCTCAACTGCTCCTACAAGCTCTTCAAACCAATAAACATCCTTACCTTCTGTACCAGTATGACTAAGCTCAACTGTTACATCCGCATAAGACTGCTGATTATGTGCTCCATAATCACTGATCTCCTTAGAGCAAGGGCAGAGAGAAGCGTAGAGAACATTGGCATGAAGATAATATTTCTTCTCACCATTAATCAAACGACCTTCGAAAGATCCTTGATAATCCATGTGTGACTTAACCTTAGAGACTGGTGCCTCCTTGATCATGAAATAATCAAACTTAATCTTAATGTAAGCATTATCTGACTTGAGACGATTCTTACACTCATCAAGAAGAAGCTCCATAACTTCATCAATACGATGAGTCTTATTGGCGAGAACCTCCTCAACGAGGATACGATAGCGACTCATGTTTGTACCCTTAACCTCTGGAGTGAGATCTGTGTACATACTAATGATTGCCTTAGTAGGGTTAATGGTTCCGTCTTGTCTGATAATCTCCATTGGAACTACAATATTCCTAGAACCAACTTTAGGAATATACTTCTTAGGGAAACCATCCAGAGTATTTTGAATATCTGGAATGTCGTCGTTTGTCTTTATTCTTGGCATAATTTTATTTGTTTGTTGTTTGATTAAATTACAGATCTTTGAGAATATCTTGGATACGATCATTTTGATCTGATAGGACTTCGTTATTATCCTCTACAACCGATGAAGAAGCAACAGACTTTGTTGTTGCTGGAACAACATAACTCTCCTCTTCTTCTTCAACTGCATGAGAAACTGGTGATGCAACCTCTTCCTCACCAAGGAAGTGAGTCTTGAGGAGCTTATTAATATCTTCTGTATCCTTGTGCTCCATAATGGAATCAAGAGGCTTAAAGGACTTATAAATCTCTTCAATATCTGGCGCACCTTCAAGAGGAGCTGGAGATGTAAACTTAGAGCTTACATAGGTAGGATAACCACCTTCGTTCTGTTCAACCTTAATACGAAGATTGCATCCCTTCTCCGAAAGATCAAAGATTCTAGCTCCGAGATCTTCTGCATCATCACCACTGATAGCATCAGTAATAATCTTGGCAAGCTGCTTACCGTAACGAAGAATCTTAACCTGACCCTGATTCTCTGGATTGGTAGGATCCTTAATAACATAAACATTAGCGAGCCAATTCTCATTGCGCTTAATAGGAGAAATGTGCTTAATCTCTGCCTCATTATTAGTACGATAAATCTTGGAACGATACTCATCAATAGGGCAGCGCTCTCCGTAGGTTGTAGGACAAAGAGTAGAAACAAGCTGATTGGTAACTACACTCTTCCAGAGATGATGATAGTAATGATAAAGCGTACGCTCTGGTGCTTCAATATTAGGAATGAGACGAACCAAATAGGTATTGCCGATTTCTAGTTTCATAAAGTCTCTAAAACCGCTTTCAGCAGTTGAAGACTTCTTGTTGAGAGCCTCTTTGATAGACTCGAATAGGTTTGTATTATATTTCATATGTTGTTTTTTTGTTTTGTTTGGTTTGTTTAATATTATATCAAGTCGAATGATTTTTCAACTCTTCTATAATAAAATTTTTAATTTTTTTTGTAGCTTCTTTTACAAAGCTTTTGGTTTTAGGAGAATTATGATATCTGGTTCTTATAGCATTTAAATTATTAAATATATTAGGAGCCCAAATAGCCTGTTCATCTTCACTCATATTGGAAAGAGAAGAAGTATTTCCTAGTTCCATTATACTATAAGGATTAATATTATGCTCCCTATAGTGTTGTGTCCAGGCTGGCATTCTTCCAATTTTATATGACAAATATTGATCCAAGCTGATTTTATTTGCAAGACAGAATACTGCAATAAATCGAAGACTTTCTTTAATCTTATCAAATTGTTTTTCTGGGGACTGGTCTTCTAACTGTTGATGATAAAG